TAAGCTACAACTTTCTGATTTAGAAAACGTGGGTAGGCTTGGGTATGTAGAAGGTATATCCAATATTATAGTTAAGAACCTCAAGGCACTCGATATCACTGAAAGACCGGTTCACTGTACCGATCAGAAGAGAGAAACAATGTATATCAGAGACGAAGATAAATGGGAAAAGGATGAATCCTATAGCAAAATTAAAAAGGCAATAAAACGGGTAGCGTCCAAGAACCAAAGATTATTACCCAAGTTTAAAGAAGCGCACCCGGATTGCGGTACCTACCATTCCAAATATTCGGATCAATATAATAAAATTATTATTGAATCGGTAGGTGGCTCCGGTGACAATGACGCTGAAAAGGAGGAGAAAATCATTCGGAATATATCCAGGAACGTTGTGGTTGAAAAGTAACATCGGCTTTAAGTACCTTTAAGGATTTATTATTGAAAATATCAAGTTTTTTCCCTGGAAAGTTTTTTGGGAAAATCAAAAATGGACAAAAAAAATGTCCAAAAACGGATTTTGCCAAAACACTTTCCCCAAAATACATGTTTTGTGAGCATAATTGAAATTTATGGTCTGGTTACCAAAAAAGTAATTTTCAATTTGTGACGATAAAATTTTTATTATTTGGGGAAAATCGGCTTAAATTTATTTTCTGTTCATTATTATATGAAACAAAGTGAAACAAGTTTAGGAGAAAAGGAGGAAAAAGGAGAACCAAAATATTACTGTGAATATTGCGACTATTCATGCTCTGTAAAGTTTTCATACGACAGACACCGAATGACATCAAAACATACAAAACAGTGTCAACTTGCCCAAAATGAAACGAATGAAACAAAAATTGAAACTAAAAAGGAGAAAAACGAGAAAAAAGAGAAAACCCTATCTGCTGCTAACATTTGCGGTTGTGGGCAGGTTTGTAACAGTAGAACCACTCTCTGGAGACATAAAAAAAAGTGCTGCGTAGTTGAACAATGCTCCGAACCACATGCGCCCGCCAATAGCACATCCAATAAAGATGAGTTAATAAATTACCTAATGAAAGAAAACCAAGAGTTCAAAAACTTAATTCTTGAAATCGTGAAGAAGGATACATATAACCAGACCACGAACAATAATACTACAAATAACACAAACTCTCACAACAAGGCCTTTAACCTAAATTTCTTCTTAAACGAAACCTGCAAAGATGCAATGAATATTATGGATTTTGTTGATTCAATTAAGCTGCAGTTGTCGGATTTGGAGAAGGTCGGAGAATTGGGATATGTAGAGGGAATTTCCAATATTATTGTGAAGAACTTAAATGAACTGGATGTTACTCAACGACCTGTTCATTGCACAGATAAAAAGAGAGAAACAATGTATATTAGAGATGAAGATAAATGGGAAAAGGATGAAAATAACAACAAGATTAAAAAGGCAATAAAACGGGTAGCGTCCAAGAACCAAAGACTGTTGCCCAAGTTTAAAGAGGCGCATCCAGATTGTGGCACTTATCATTCCAAATATTCTGATCAATATAACAAAATTATTATAGAATCGGTGGGCGGTTCTGGCGACAATGACGCTGAAAAAGAGGAGAAAATCATCCGGAACATATCCAAAAATGTCGTTGTTGACAAAGGTTTGTCGTTATAACTGCGTTATCATATGCGTTTTAATGGGTACGATGTTTTTTTGTTTTGTTGCACTGGCAATCCTTGAATAATCCAGGGATAAATTTACCTATTTTGATGTGTTCAATTTCGGCGGGCTTTAATCCACGTTTTATATTTGAAACAAGCTTGCCATTTTTGTAATGTTTCACACTTTTGTGTCCTTTGCCCTTTTTAATTAAGACTTTTCGCACAGTTTTTTTACCACCAGTTTGATGCGTTTGGGTGTTAGAATAGTTAAACGCGGATTTAGAAGACATTTATATATTTTGCAAAGAAAAAATAAATAAATGGATATTATATAAAATGAAGGAATTGTACATTCATTTGTTTCACATTTTGGTAGTTGGAACGCTATTTTTATATGTTGGAATCAAGTCTAAAAATACGCCAGCATTTATGTATCCAGTTTTATTAACCACCGGCGTTGTTATTCTTTTTTATCATGCGTACAAAGTTTATCTTAAGGTTGCCGCGGGTAAAAATCCATGGGTAAATTTATTTCACATATTTGCAGTTGCCCCTCTTTTAATTTTTATGGGATACAATAGACAAGCGACGCCAAGATACGCGTACGAGTTCCTGTTAATGTTGGGATTTGCAGCAATTGGGTATCATGGTTATTACGCAATTATGAGTGATTGATTTTACCATTTCAAAGACCAATGTATAAACCTAATATTTGAATATAGCATTATAACGATTTTGATCATCTAATTTTGTTCTCCTCCCTAAAAAATTGAAATATTTTTTTGATAAATTATATTGTTCTGGTTTTGTATTTTTCAATACTTCTAAACGAACTTTCATAATCATACCTACCTGCCATATACGTTTGTGTGTATATTTTTTAGCCTTATACAATTTTTCAAGTTTATCAATTGTATTCTTAACATCTTGCGTTGTTGTATATTTAATAGGAATTGTGTCTTTTGGGTTTTTATCTATATAAACATCAAAAGATTTCTTCGGGTTGTTAGGATTATACAAAAATCTTTTTTTTGTTTTTGAATTATTTGTATTTTTCATATGCATGCGTTGTTTTATTGTCTTCATAATACAAATAGAGAAATTAAAATTAAAATTTACATTTGAAACGTGAAAATATGTATTTTACAAGTGTATAATATTATAACATTTGTAAAAAAATTCCTCTGATTGTTAGTTGTATAATAAATATGGCAACAAATATAAAAATGAAATTAATACAATAATGTTAGTATTTGTGCTTTTATTTACAAGATAGAAAGCAAGTAATGACGCCATTATCATCATGCCACTGTCAGCCAAAATTGCTTTATACGATACCTCATTTGCGTAATCCTTGAATGTGTCAAGCATTCTATTTACTCCTCTGGGTACATTTTTAAAAAACAAATAAAATAATACATCGTGAGCAATTTGTACTATTACGGCTAAACTAATAAATTTAAATATTGAAAATTTGTCAAATATGTAATAATAAATTGCTCTTGTAATAATTAACCCAATTAATATGATTAATACGTCTGCTATAACAGCTGATAAATTGTATTGGGAATACCATTTCCTTAAAACGCCGGATTTAATTATCTTTGTATTCAATAATAAAATTACAAACAGATCTGTAATCAATACAGCATTAAATAATGGCAAGTAATCATTTACATTATTGAAATTAGATATATTTTTCAACATATATATTCTATTATATAAAAACTGCAATTTAATTATCTAAATATGTAAAAAGTCTAACATTGTTTGTCAACCCATTTTTTAGTAACAACCGCATCTACACTTTCAAGCGCACCTTGCGTCCAGCCCTGGTTCATGCTTATCATCTCTCCTACAACAACCATACCCGGTAATGGTGTCTGCGCTTTCTTAATAAATTCTTTACGATTTTTGAAATTATTAGGGAGCGGTTCATAATAATGAGTTCCAATTGGCCAATAAAAATCCATTATAGCATTTAAATGGAGTGTTCCATTGGGTATACCGAGTGACAACTCTAATAAATCGCAAAAATACTCTCTATTTTCAGGTGTATTTTCTAAGTACGGTTTTAAACTCTTTGCGGCTTCGTTGTCAGAATACGCAATCATATATACACCGTTATCAGGATCCATGGGGATAATTTTCTGAAGTGGCCCCGGAACAATCGTTAGGCCGTGAACATATTCTTCCATAATTCGTGCAGACGCTTTTGAAAATTTTCCATATAAACGCAAAAATACTTGCCCGTGAATTTGTTGATAGATGCTGTTTTTATCGTTTGCGCCAGGAACCAGTTTTAAAACACTGCTAATGGTAGTGGCTAAAATAACTTTATTGCATGAATAGGAGACATTTTTATCTGTATGAACAACGAAATTGCACGGAGATGGGTTTTCAATATAATCCACATTGCTGGATGTGCGAATATTTTTAAGACCGATCTTTTTAGAAAGTGTGTCAATGAGTTGTTTCCATGGAATGTATAGAGCGGTCCAGTTGGCATAATTGTCTTCAAACCCATAATGATATAGCGTGTCATGTATATCTTCATTTTCGTAGTCCGTATATCCAGAACAAACGGTAAAATGTTTGTACATGTCTGCGCCCAAAATAGGCAACGCAAACTCCCTAAATGTTTTCCGAATCGGTCCCTTACTCGTTGCGTCTTTAAAATGTTTTTTCAATACATTAAATACTTTTTTGACATTACATGGAGGAGAAATAGTAGATGCGTAATTGTGTGTGGCAGGAGCCTCATCATACGGTATTTTAAGTTCATGTAATAAGTTAATTAGCAAGTAATCTTTTTCTTTGCGGCCAACACCTGCACCATTCACCACCATGGTTCCTTGAAACATTTCGTTTCCTGCTCGGCCGCCGAGCCAGTGTTTTTTATAACGTTCAAGAACTAATAATTTGGTTTCAGGCGCCATTTGTAAAATTTTATATGCGCTATAAAGGCCCGAAATACCGCCACCAATAATAATTATATCATGAGATTTATTTGAAAGATTGGACATATAAATATGATAGATAATAAATCAATAATATTTATACTTACACCTTGCTTACATGATTATGTCAGTGTGAAATAATTCATTCATGACCTTTTCAGCAAATGGAATAAAGTCACCTCGGCACAGCGTCATCGTTACTCCATGGGCCATCGCCAACACCATTTGTGTCTTAATTAAATTGTCGCTCGGTCTTATGCCAATGTCAGCAATATCCGCCGTATTTAAATACTCAGTAATCATCTTGAGAAACCGATATACTTGCGCCTGACACGCCTGTTTAGACTGATGAATGGTTTCATCTATAATCTTACCCGTAAACTGAATAATATTATCACGGTGGACTGCAGGTATTTGCTGAAAAATATTGGGTGGGTCTATCATACTCGAGTTTAACAGTTTGGTTGCCATCTCTATCGCAGGCATATCCAGCGCCTTGGTAGCGACCTCAAACAAGAGATGCCTGTATTCCGGATCAATATTATACACAATTCCGAAATCAATTATTCCCAACTTATATTTGTATTTTTCATCATCTGCGTCTTTAATGAATAATATGTTCCCTCCGTGTAAGTCTCCGTGTGCAAACCCATGAATAAGGGTCGTCACCACTCCCAATTTCAAGACCTGCTTCGCAAACCCGTCATAGTCCTCCTCCCGTATCTCAGTAATTTTCACACCGTTAATGTATTCCATCAGGATACAATCGGGGTATTTTTCGGTGACCTCCTTGTTTATTGTGGGTATCCTGACATACTTCAATCTTTTGCAATTTTCCTTCATTGTATTTGTATTTTTAACCTCTTCCATGAAATCGGTTTGTTGCCGAACAAGGTCCATGTTTTTATTGACCAACTCGGCCAGCCGGTATTTGTCAAATAGCGGGATAAAGGAGAGAAAATATAGCACCGTTCTCAGGTTTTCTATCGCGTCATTCAATTGGCCGTCAATATTGACGCGTTTCATTTTTATAATCATGGGAGCCATCGTTCCGCGGTGATATGCTTTGAAAACGAGGGAAATCATGCCCGAGTTAATAGGTGTTTCGTATCCATTTTCCATGACGAGGTTATATTTTTCGCTAATGTCTACAAGAACAGGTATATTAATGTCCTTTATAGTCCACGGGGCATTATCAGTAAATCGTAACAGCTGTTTGTTCAGCTTATCGTCGATAAAATTATTATTCAGTGCAATAGCTTGAAATACCTTGACATACAGGATGTTTATCTGCGCGAGTCGGTGTGTAATGCCGTGAATGAATTTGGCATAGTCCCTAAATATACAATACATTGCACACTCGGAACTAACAATAAATATAACATTGAATAAAAAGCGAAATTCTTTAAGGTAGCCCATTAAACTATACTATATTATAGCCTTACGTTTTCTATAAACTGTTTTACGCGGCTAAATATTTTGAATAAAACTGTTCCGACGATTTTTTCCACAAACTGCGGTATTGTCGTGGCCCGGTCAAATGTAACATCTACGACAAAGGCGATTGCATGGGGCGTTACGATGTTGCATGCGCACGTTAACTCGCGAATTGCAACCGGCTCAGCATCTGCGGGCATACCATCGGGCCTAACGCCCTTAATAGATTGCGCGTTGAATATAATACTTCTCTCCCCGATTGCCTTTGTAACACGAATGTGGGAGAACCTCTGCGACAAACCGAGGTCTTCAAATAGGTGTTTCATGAGCAGCGTAGCGACCACTTCTGTGTCAGAAACGGGAGACACATTAACCCTCTCGTATATATCCGTATTCAGGTCAAAAATAAGCTTAATTAGACTAAAATCTATAATTTGTGCAAGAATGATGTTGTTGTTCTGTATATTAAAGGTCAGTCTATATTGATTTTGAGCGACCCGTGAAAATAAAAGCCCCTCTTTGTTAAATAAAATTGCGGCGGAATCCATTTATTATAGAGGTGAATAATAAATTGATTATTTTAACGACCCTCACTCGACGTTTCTATTTGAAAACTGCTCCCAACATTTCAAGCGCCTTCTCTTTCTGAGTATTATAATCGCATATTGGTTTGGGGTAACTAATGTCGGGAAACTCGGACCACTTTGTCTCCCAATTCAAGATATCCTTAGCGGGAAGCGCCGCCAGTTCTGGGACCCATTCTTTGATGTACTCGCATTCAGGGTCAAAGTTCTCGGCTTGCCTCCACGGGTTAAAAATTCTGAAATATGGCTGACTATCAACCGCGCTTGACGCGCACCATTGCCAGTTGAGATTATTACTTGCAGGGTCATAGTCCGTTAGCTTGGATGCAAAATATTGCTCACCTTTCTGCCAATCAATAAGCAGCGTCTTAACCAAAAATGATGCCACGATCAAACGCGCACGATTATGCATATATCCCGTTTTATTTAATTGCCGCATGCCTGCATCCACTACTGGAAACCCAGTAGTGCCATTACACCATGCATCAAACCATCGCGTATTGTAGTGCCATTTTACCTTGTCATATTTTGGCTTCATTGCGTGACCCAAAACATGCGGAAAGAAGTATAAAATATTCGCATAAAAATCTCTCCAATATAGCTGTCTGATAAAATCGCGCTTCGTCCGAAATGCCTTGTACACTTCTCTCACTGAAACGCAGCCAAATTTGATGAAGGCGCTTAACTGGCTTGTCGGATGATTCAATGAGTTGTGGGTCTCTGGGTAGTTTTGGATATTTTTGGCGGCTATCTTCAGCTGTTTTAATGCGTTGCTCCTTCCACCGTGCACTAAAATGTCCAGATTTATATGTGTAAAATTATGTATAGCCTCTGTCAAGCTAATCTTGTTTGCAACATGTCTATTACTCTGCGCAAACCGCATTTTCCTCGCCCGCGCTGGTGGGTCAACTTTCAATTTAAGCGCCGCCTCGTAATAGGGTGTAAATTTCTGATATTGCCCGCCAGTCGCGTTTACAATAGCGCCAGGTTCGTGCAAATAGTAGTCGTGATCGTACATCACATAGGTCTTGGTGCGCTCGCATACTTTGACAATTTTGTCATCGCGTTCCTTAGCGTAGGGCGTAATATCCAGGTTATAGCATACCACATTAATTTTAAAATCCTGAATGCATTGTTCCACAATCTCATCATTATGACCATAGAATGTGTACAAACGACCGCCGGCCCGCGATATTTGATCGGCCAAGTCTTGGAGCGACTCAATCATAAACTGAACAGAGTTGTCTGATTTGTATTTGTTTCCAGAGCCAACCTGCTCAGGCGTAAAGATAAATATAGTAAAAACCTTGTCGCATCGTTCATTTAATAGGTTCAGCGCATTGTTGTCTATTATTCTAAAGTCGCGCCGAAAAATAAATAATCCATTTTCAAATTTGGTTGTCATTACAATAGAGGCAGATTAACTTTTTAGATCTTTTGCTTATTTACTTATTTATCAACTTATTCGTTTACTTGTCCATTTACTTATTTGTGAGCTGTTTTAGCCCCGACCAAAAGCTGTCTTGATTTTTCGCCGCCTTCTCGGATTGTTGAGCGTAATAGAATGCCAGTGCAGCGGACTCTTCGTCTTTCTGTTTATTTTCATTAAATAATTGGCGCATAGCCTCCTCCTTGCTCAGTGGCACGGTATTCACCGAGTCCCTGTGTCGCTTGTATTCATCCACACTTCTAAATTGTTTCGTTTTCCTATAGTCATCTTCGGTTACGGGAATAACAGACTCAACGTATGCCTGCCGCAAATCAGTGTAACCCATTCCGTCGCTTGTAAAGAGAGAACCAGAAGTGAAGTTGCTGTCATATGCCATTAGCGATGACCCTCCAAAGGTAGATGCGTACGGGTCCTTGACCCCAGTATATGTAGTGAGAGTTTGTACTTCCTTCTTCCGTTTCTCAATTTCGGACGCCATATTTGCTTTGGTTACGTTGGCAGTAAAAACGATATCCTCGTCGGATTTGAGCCACCCACCATAGCCGGTTTCATTAGGGTCCTCCAGCTTATGCTTATCAAACTGGTCGTTAAACCACTTGTTAAAATTGCGCGGCTCCTTTAGTTTCTCATTGGTGTCAAATACCTTTTCTAAAACGGCCCCGTTGTCTCGGTCAAAATATTCATTTGTATCGGCAGTTTTCTTCATTTGCATTTTATTTTGGAAATCATATACGCCCTTTAACTTGTTATATGCCTTCGCAAAGAAAACATAATACTTCTCGTCCAGCCGGGATTTGTCGGGGTGCGTTTTTAATACCAGTTTTTTGCATTCCTTCATAACATTCTCACTTAGGTTTGCGCTTTTAAGACCAAACAGTTTGAATAGGTCATCCCGCGAATAGTTGTCAATGTTTAGGTCCAGTCGCGAATAATCCGCCTTGTCGTAGACGGGTACCACATTTCTCTCTTCATTTGGGTTTTCAAAGGGGTTTACATTTGCAAGTGGGTTTAGTGCGGATCCATTGCCTGTATCTCTGATTTTGATTCCTCCCTTGTGACAACTGGTCATTGCATTGGTACACGTTCCGTTTGTGGGATTAGTTTGCCTTATTCTTGGTTTCATTATTTATCTAATAGATTAAAATTTAATATATTATTTTGCTAAATACTATTTGCAGCAAATTAGGTGAATTCGCCGAAATAAAATATTTGAAAGTATAAATGTGTGGCATTTTCGGAATTGTACTAACTAATGCGCAAGAAAATATTTATAATTTAATACTTGGCGGTCTTATTCAATTGCAAAATAGGGGATATGATTCGGCTGGCATATCTGTAATAAATGGCGAACAATTTGAAGTACATAAATACGCCTCTAATGCGACTGAATGTGCGCTGACTAAATTGGAAAACTTACACTTAGATGGTGGGGGTGCGACTATTGGCATTGGACATAACCGGTGGGCGACCCATGGCATTAAGAGCGACATAAATGCTCACCCTCACTTATCAAACGACCGCACTTTTTCCATTGTTCACAACGGGATCATTGAAAATTACGCCGAATTGAAGGCCCAGTTGATGAAACACGGATACACATTTTATTCGCAGACGGATACAGAGGTGATCGCCAATCTCATTGAGCATCATTATCGTGGCGTGGAATGCGGCGTATTTGCAGCCATTGAGAGGACAATTAGTGAGCTGCGTGGGACCTATGGGCTCGTGGTGCAGTCTACGCATGAACCGACAAAGTTGTTTTGTGTGCGAAACGGGTCGCCCCTTTTAGTCGGACAGAATGAGGACCGTGTGATTGTTACATCGGAACAGAGCGGGTTTTGTAATATGATAAGTAACTATATAACATTGCGGACGGATGATATCTGTGTAATAACGCGGTCCCCGGAAGCCATTTCGGTTTCTACATCGCACACCTATACAAAAAAGAATGTGAATATGGTTGCTGCCGATTTAACCCCTGCACCGTATCCACATTGGACACTGAAGGAAATAAACGAACAGCCAAATGTGGTTCTCAGTTCTATAAACAAGGGAGGGCGGATTAAAAATAATAGCGAGGTAAAGTTGGGCGGACTGGAACAGCACACAGATGCCTTAAGGGCAATAAAAAATATAATCATATTAGGATGCGGCACATCGTATTTTGCTGGATTGTATGGCATGCATTTTTTTAAGCAATTGTGCGAATTCAATACGGTGCAGGTGTTTGATGGGGCCGAGTTCGCAGAACAGGACATACCGCGGGCAGGGGATACTGCCTTTATATTGGTGTCTCAATCAGGCGAAACAAAGGACTTGCATCGGTGTATTGATATTGCGCGGACAAGAAATATTATGACCATCGGCATCATAAATGTGGTGGATTCGTTAATCGCGCGGGAGGTGGATTGTGGGATCTATTGCAACGCAGGAAAGGAGGTCGGGGTTGCGTCTACCAAGGCGTTTACGAGTCAGGTGGTATGCATGTCCATGGCGGCTATATGGTTTGCCAAATTACACAATGTAAACGAGAAAAAACGGTCGCAAATGGTGGGCGACCTACATAATCTGTCGGCGGACATAAAATGTGCCTTAGACGGATGTAGTGTGCGTGTTGCGGAGATTTCCGCCAAAATAATGGCGACCAATATGTTTGTACTTGGGAAGGGGCGGGACGAGTATATTGCCAAGGAGGGGGCGTTGAAGATAAAGGAGATCTCTTATATTCATAGCGAGGGGTATTCGTCGAGTTCGTTGAAGCATGGGCCGTTTGCGCTGCTGGACGAGACTTTTCCTGTGATTATTCTCAACTTGGACCGGTCGCATCGCGATAAGACGCTGAATTGCTACCAGGAGGTTGCATCGCGGCGGGCGCCGGTTCTCATGATAAGTAACGATGAGACTATCCTAAGTGATGTAGTATGTGATGTCATATTTGTGCCGGAAAATAAGACGTATGCATCGCTATTGGGCATTATCCCAATACAATTGTTGGCGTACCATTTGTCTGTTAATCGGGGCATCAATCCGGATAAACCCAAGAACTTGGCCAAGGTTGTTACAGTGGAATAATCGCGAGTGGCTTAACTTTACAGCGATCTTGTAAAGTTAAGATGATAATACTATTTGTAGTTATATGACACCATTATTTTCTGGCACGACGGTAAGAACGGCGTTTCTTTATTGTGCGCCGCATCTTTTTGGCAGGACGCCTTTTTGTTGCACCTCGTTTTATGACTTTGAACTGTTTTTTTGATTTGCGACCGCCGTCTATTCTACGTCGTTTAGTAGAGCCTTCAACTCTGGGTTCTGCTTCGGGTTCTGGTTTAGGTTCTGCTCTCTTTTTTTCAAATTTGCTGCAAAATTTGTCAAAGTTATCAAATTTTATTAGTGTGTCAGTAGCCTCTCCGAAGTCTATAATGACAGCAATATCTCCTTCTCTGTTAATCATTACATTATCTGCATGCAAATCATTGTGATATAGATAGTTGTCTTGTAAACATTTATTTATTTCGACTAATTTGGAACGATATTCTTTACACTTCTCTTGCGCATTATCTCCTGTTAGTTTAGATACCTGCAACGCATCTATACGTTCCATTTTGATGTAAAACATGAATGAATTGGACAAATCTATGTCTTCATTCACGCCGTTTTCTACATACCCATATTGAATTAGTTTTGGGGCCTTAAATTTGCATGTGCCCTGCAAATCGTAGAATTTTTTATGATAATACACTTCAGATAATATCTTGACGAGGACGGATTGAGAGTCATCATATTTATTGTAAACGAACGTTTTTGTAAAGGTATTTTCCGCCCTATTTTCAAAAAAATACAATTTTATGCCTAATGGTCTTGTTGAATTTTGTCTGGCCGCAAATTGATATTTCGTTTTCTGGGTAACCATATCCCCAAAGTTTCCCTCCTGTATATTGTTAATATTTGTAATATTGTTCGGCTGTAGCAGGGGTGCCAACTGGTCTGGAATCGGCATAGGTGGGATCGGCATTTGCGGGATCGGTATAGTCGGGATCGGCATAGGTCGCTGTCTTTTGAGGGGTGGATTGTATTCAACACTTTCTGGGCTATCCGGTCCGATGGTCTCTGGGGAGCTTCTGCTGCTTATAGTTTCAGGGGAGCCTCTGCTGCTAATCGTCTCCGGCGAGCCTCTACTGCTTGCTTCTGAGTCCGTAATACCATAATCAGGTTGGGATGGTAGCTCTAACATCAACCCGCGCGGTCTCTTGAGCATATTAATATAATAACATATAAAATTTTTGTAACGCATATAAAAATTTTATTTAGATATCCAATGAAACCGTATTGCTCGCGGACTTCTTTCGGCGCCCACTGCGCTTCGGCATAGTTCCTTCAGCCTGTAGTTCCTTAAGGTCGCTGATGCTTATCGTGCTGCTATCGTTGTTGGTTTGTGGCTGAGGTGCAGCTTCTTGAATGTTAATGGTCTTTGTCTTCAACCCAGATAGGATGTCGGAAATGTCACTCGGACCCTTCATTTCCGGGCGAGGCTGCGGCTTTCTGCTCGTTCTATCTTGAACATCGGGGCGCTCAAAGTTCTCTCTAAGACTAATGCCATCATCAGTGAAGGAGCTGCGGCTCATGTTCAAGTCAGGTCTGCTGTAGTTGTTGTTGCCTGGTCTACCCATGGGTGGTGGAACCGCGTTCGGTCCCTGTGTCTGCATGGGTGGCGGCGGTCCCATTCCGTTACCTCCTGCGCGGCCAGAATCATTCATCAGGCCGCCCATGAACCCAGAGAATCCAGGATTAGAGCCGGCCATTGTGTTCACTGCCGCGGATTGGAATGAACGCATCAAGTCCGGATTTTGTCGCAAAATATCATCCATGCCGGGCATGGCGCTCTTGAACATGGTATTTGTCATGTGAACCATCATAGCACTTCCGCCCAACTGAAACAGCAGCTTTAACTCGGGTGCCATAGATGCCTTGCTCTTGTATTTCTCGTGCAACTCGCCGAAGATGTCGTCATAATCGGTAATGTTTTCTTGGATTTGCTCGCTCCAGCCGTCCAACTTGATGTCAAAAGGATCAAATTTGCCGTTCAAAAACTCTATACCATTGATAACCGCCATGAGCATATTGCCCTGAAACTTGACGGAGTTCTGCTTGCTCTTTTCGTCCATGATGGTCTCGTATTCACCCATCATTTCCTGCAGGGAGGACTCCATCGAGTATTTCTTAGACAGCTCCACACCCTTCTTCTCGAGCGCCTCGAGCTTTCTGAGATACTTGAACTTCTCCTTCATCATTTCTTCTCTCGACAACTTGGGCTCAATAGGACCTTGTCTGTCGGGGTTCATCGGAATATTATTAAACTTGCCATAACCATCCCAGGTCTTGGTGTCAGATTCGGTTTGGGAGGTAGCTTGTCCAAGAGACGGGTCGCTCTCCCCCAACTTAATATTACGTGGTTCGTCAAAAGACACATTTGGATTCTTAAAGAACTCAGACTTGGGCTTGGAGCTGGCGGACGGAGTAATATCAGCCAGATCATTCAGTTCGTTTTCCAGGTTATTCAAATCATCTAAATCAATATCGCTGGTCGGCTTCCGGCTTTCCTTAATCTTGTCATTCATAAGCAATTCCAGGCCGCCCCCAAAATTGGAGGTCTTGCCGAAACCGCTATTTCCGCCGAAATTATTGTCGTCAAAGTCGAGTTCTGTAATTTCAATCATGTCAGCCATTATATCTATTCATTAACTAGAACTTTTAATTTTAAGTCTTACGAATAATAAAATATATATTGCTAATTGTATTCTAATATGCACCATTGAACATTTTGAGGGCGGCGTTAGAACTTTTTGTTGTTAATAAACCAGATCCCCTGTAAAAACGAATCAGATAAATCATCCTTCTTTTTATGTTTATTGAAGTACTCAATGTGTTCGTTGAAGCTATCGTTATCTGTTATAATTCCTAAACATTTGGAGATGCCGAGTTTTTTCCTGTCGCTGTAATTGGACTTGTCCTTTGCATCACAATCTTTCAATTTATTGCCGGCAGAAATAAACTCAATGTGGTCTACAGTTATATTGGACATGATGAAATACTGCACTATCATGCCTTGGATTGTTTTCATTCTTGTTGCAATGGGACTGATCTGATTTTCAATAATAACATAATCTATTTTTCCCTCTGCATCGAATAGTTTATTAAATTTAGTCTTTATATTTAACCCAATGTTGAAGAGGTCTACATCGGCTGCCTTTGTGGCTTCAATTGTTTGGAAATAACTCCCGCTAATATAATCATTAATCGCGGCGACCAATTCTGGCTTCTTAGCCTTTGACGAGTACTTAATATTGTGATTATCGGCAATCTCATAAAGTTTTTGAACCTTCTGTTTGTTAATAAAGGCCGGCGCTTGCTCCGCAGACGGTATCTGTAGCGGCTGTTTTTTCGCATGCTTTAAACAATAACACTCGTCGTTATTCTTAAACTTTGCGGGTTTGTCGCAGGCTATATTCTTTTCAATGAAACAGCAATTGATCGTTTCTTCTTGCTCGGATATATTGACGATATCCCACTTTGTTACCTTAAACCCGTCTGCGCCTGCCGGTTTTTCAAAAAGGCAAAAGGCCAGATTTTTGATGCCAACGTCAATTGACAAGATTTTCATACAATAATAAATTATAAAACTTATTATTATATTGTTTGCGAGGCTATTACATATTTCCCTTTTGGTAATTCGCAGGGTTCACTGAGGGCGCAATCAATCGGGCATTTAACTGCTCTCTTGTTAGGTAGGGGTTCTTTAAATCGCTGTTGCAATATCCAAATCCGGGTTTCGCGGTGTCAAATGTGTTTTTAAATTTGTACGGCACATTATCAGACGGGGTTCGGTCTGATTTTATATGAGGGTCAAGTCCCAGCACATAGCACGATTCGGCGCTATTGTAGTTCATGATTTGAAGACCATTGTTCTGCAAGTATTGGCGGTAGTTCCAGTTTGATGTGATGCCCTCTTTTTGTTGGATTCTCTGATTCACAACAGCTGCCGGGTCCCAAGTGGCGTAGTTTCTTCCATCGCTCATAATAGGAGGGAAGTTGAAATTGATATTATTAGATCCAGAATAGCATACGCCCCAACTCATTTATATAACTACAAGATAAAATCTTATTCTGCCTCAAGCAATTTAAGCAGCTCGTTCTTTTTCATTTTTGCGGCATCTGTGGCCAACCCTCGTTCGGTAACAATATTTCTTAACTTGGGCAACGGTAGCTTTTTATAATCCACTGATTCGGCACCGGTCTCTTCTAAACTGATATTAATCGTTTTGAAATCAGATGCGGATATATTTAAGCGTGTTTCAGCCTTAATCTCCTCTGCGGCGATGATGTCGCTGGATTGTATATCCAGTTTGTACTCTGAGCTCTCATCGCTGGACACTGATAGCGCCTCGTCCGTTAAATCGTCTAAATCCTCGAGTTCATTCAATCCCACATCTTCGTTATTGCCGGGCGCTGGAATATTTAATCTGAGGACCTTCACAACCTCCTCCTCTTCGTCGCTGGACTCGTCATCTGAGTCTCGGTCATCATGTGATAGTGAATCCGCATCAATGTCTGAGTCGGAGTCGTCCATAACGGACTCGTCGTCTTCTTCGCTATCATCGTCAGAAACTGGGATTAAATTATCGACTTCTTGCAAATATAGAGATTTATTCGAATTCTCTAAAGGCGGTGATTGTATACCCATTTGTTGCCTATCCATTTGTTGCCCTCCCATTTGTTGCCCTCCCATTTGACCCATTTGCCCTCCCATTTGTCCCATCGCTACTTGATTTAATCCCATTTTTACACCATTCATATCTTCTGCTAAAGTAGACACAAGGCTTAACATGGACGCGATTTTGTGGTTTTGATCTCGCATTTTACTTTCAAAGTAAACCACAACAAGAGCAACAACGAGTAATAATATACCCAAAAACATCAAGAATGTGGGGGTGAATAATTCAGATAAGGCTGTCATTTTATTACAAAAAGGTTATATAAATTAATTTGTTAATTAACGAATTGATTTATTGTTTGTTTAGGTCTACATCGAATTTACTATTTTGCGGGCTGTGCCAAAAATATAATCCATCCAATACTCGCCATAATTGCAGTATATATATTTGTGGTGGTCTAAGTGATGTTCGCCTACCATAAATGCACATCTTGCATCGTGGGCCAGGACACCTCGCGCATTTATAAATAAGATACTGGATATTAACTGATATATGTAAATTTTGTGCATGTACATCGCCAAAAATAGGCCGACACTTGTTAGCGGCACCTCAATTAGGTGTACATTATAAAAATCTATGTAGTCCGGGTTGGGTTTTCTGTGGTGAATCTTATGAATTGTGTAAAAATACCTTGTGTGTAATAGTCTGTGCATAAAGTAGTAGAAAAAATCATAGTATAACAAATATACTATGAACCACCTCATTGCGCCTAAATATGATATAGATTTTCTTCTTATAAAATTGGAAATAAAATAGAACAGAAAATTATTGTGCGCCATCGACAATGACGGTGTTGTCAATAATTTCCTTAGGATAATTCATGTCTGTCAGGATGCTAATTCCACCTTTTACTTCTGATATACCTTTTGTTAGTTTGTAGCTATATCGTATTTTATTGTCTATTTTTTCTGCCATCATTTTACAGTTTTGGATTCCGGGAACCTTGTCTAATTTCTTGCATACCTTAACAAAATGAGTGGTAAGTAAGCTGGAGACGTTCTTATATTTTTGTAAATACATCATGAATGCGGATGCACTTGTTTCAGCCTCCTCAGGATTAGTACCTGAATACAATTCGTCAAACGCGCAGAAATGGGCATCCCTCTTGTTCGCACTTATTGTATCCAATATTTCCTTGCACCGTCGCGCTTCTGCTTGAAATAGGCTGTCGCGTCCCGATGTATCGGGAATATTCAGGTAACAATGTAGGTATTTAAACGGTGCAATTTTTGCCGACTCGTAGAACCCACATCCGAATTGTTGTGTAAGAATGATGTTAATTAGCGTCGACTTTAATATTGTAGTCTTCCCCGATGCATTAGGACCGGTTATAATCATATTATTCTTTAGCTTAATTGTATTTTTCACTGGCTTCTCATTTTTCAGACAAGCATAATAGCTCTTATTAAATACCGTCTTTTTGGTGTCTGTTATAAATGACGCGTAGTTCATTTTTCTCTCTATTATATTAGTTTGTAACCCATTCAGGCAGTCAATATACCCATTGAAGCCGAGCGAGTACATGATAGCATCGTCGTAGTCCTTGTCAGTATGCAGTTCATAGAAGTATTTAAATATACGACCTATTTCCTTAAATTTGCTAAGATTATACACGCTGTATTCGGATATAGATTTTATGTTCTTGTTAATCTTCTCAAGAATGGCCATTTTGTTTACCAGGTTGTTGTTAAATGCCTCGTGTGTGGTCAACCCAGACGAATATTTTAGATAATTGCTCATGGAAGCCAGTGTGTTGTCCAGGTACAACTGAAGGTCCCTGAAGTGGTTGTGTATAATCCGCATGTTGTTATTAAACCGGACACAAACCATTACATTCTGGTATATTGAAAACACGTAAAATGCAGCCGATACAAAAATATATATCTGCTCTTGTGCGGTGATCTCTGAGAAGTTCACCGTAAATAACTTACCAATCGCGTTTGTTTCGGCGACAGTTTTTAATACGGTAATGTACTCATTTATCGTAAGAGGTAGACCTTTTATTTTTAGTACAAAGAAGGGTAGTATCAGTATTATTATAGGGACGAATAGAGAGAATACGGGGGAGAACAAATTGTAGATGCTAATAAACTGCAAAAACACCTCCGACCTATTCAAAAACTCACCTGCTTCCCATTCGATATAATAATATTTCTCTCTAAATCCGGCCTCAAGTTTCAACTCGTTCCAGATGTCAACAATGCTTTTATAGTTTGCAGATATGCTGGTGTATCTCGTTTCCGGCGGCACGTACTCCTTTATAAGTTTTTGATTATCCTTTAAAAAAAGAACATCCGTTGTGTAATATTTCACCAACTGTTCGTTTAATTTTGCAGAAATGTCATTCTCGTTATTGAAACAAAATGTATAAATAGAATTGCATGACGCATCGTGCGTGTTTACCAATTCTAAATCCGTAATAACGTTTGCCTTCAGTTCAATCTTGTCATTATTATAGTAAATGGGGACCTTGAAATGCTCATTAACCTTATCAACAATACTTGGCACGAGTTCAGTGGCAGTTTCTTTATTTGGTTTGTTATCCATATTATTTCTAAATTTAAATAAAATGGATTATTTTACGAATCTCAAACACGCGCTAACAAAATAAGTCCCAATATATGATTATTCACATGAAACGCATGGTTATTAAGACGAGATAAATTTGATATTCGCAGGCATTTCCGATATCTGTGTAGAGTAATGCGACTCAATCTCTTTTAGCTTGGAGACGTCTCGTCTTGTAATGAAATTTATACCAACACCCTTTCTTCCCCATCGACCACTTCTGCCGATTCTGTGAAGATAGGTGTTTACGCATTTTGGGATATCAAAGTTAATAACAATACTAACCTGCTGAACATCAATCCCTCTGGCGGTTACGTTGGATGAAATAAGAACGCGTGATGCACCCGACTTGAACTCGCTAAATGCTGCGGCCCGTTCTGACTTGTCCATTCCACTATGAAGGCGACAAACAGGGAACGAATCCTCCTTCATTGCTTCATATAGATCTTGCACTCGCTTCACGCTATTGCAGTAAATAATGCACTGTGAAACAGACAAGAACGAGAACAGATCCTTCAATGTTAGATACTTCTGGCGGTCATCGTCTACCGCAATATAATACTGCGCGATACCCTCCAACGTAAGCATCTCGCGCTTAACACTGATTTTGATTGGGTTTCGCATAATCTTATCTATAACACCGTTCATGCTCTCTGGCAAAGTCGCGCTAACCAACACGACCTGAACGTCGGGGCTTAAATACTGGAAAATATTATACACCTGCTCCTTGAACCCAGATGACAACAATTCGTCTGCCTCGTCGAGGACCACAATCTTAATTTTATGAGAAGAAATTCTATCGCGGCGCATCATATCAAATACGCGGCCGGGGCACCCGCAGATTACATGGGGGACGTTCTTGCTGGAAAAACTGCTCCCTTCTTCAACTGCCGATCCACCGAATGCGCATTGTACGCGTAGCCCCTTTGTCATACTTCCGATACCCTCAAAAACCTTTGCTGTTTGAAGGGTTAGTTCTTTAGTAGGAGACAGAACGAGTGCCTGTGTAGAATTATTTGTGACGTCAACATTAGACAATGCGCCGATAGTAAACGTAGCCGTCTTACCTGTACCGGACTGTGCCTGGGCAATCACATCTCGTTTCATAACGATGGGTTTGATTGCCTTTTTTTGAATAGGACTCGGGTTTTCAAACCCGTAAGCATAAATGCCTCTTAATAGGTCTGGACTCAGTTCTAAATCGTCCCATGTATTAATTTCATACGAAGAATCATATATTTCTCCGTTTCCCCCCTCCGCGCTGATAACTTCAGGTTCTGTAGTTGCCATTTATACTATAATATCGCCTTCTGTTTAAGCATATTTAAAAATATTATAATATTGAAAAAAAATTGATATAAATATTGTTTGTGTAGTATAAGACATATAGGATGACGACTGCGATGCATAGATATACTCTGGATAATATAACTGCTATCTTGTTTGCCGGATTTGACTATAAATTGCCAGACGAAGTCCTTGAAAATATTTCAAATTTGGCGCTGCAAGTTGGTTCGCCAGACTATGTGAAAACGCCCGTATTTCAGAAACGAGAAAATCCGTTGAAGAGCGATGTTGCCTCCAAGGACACTCCCGGATATAAGAAGAACAAGCGAAGTAAGGGGCACGAAATCACAAATGACGATGACTGGCAGCCAAATAGAACCTTCCAGCCTACAAAGATTGAAGGCAAGGTGGGTCTTGATTCTCAGATTGACACAGTTCGCGCATACTTGAATAAGCTGACAGATAAGAATTATATTGATATGCGCAACAAGATTATTGAGATTCTTGATAAGCTCATCGTCGAGAATATTACAGCTGATGACATGTCTCGGTTTAGTTCTATCATATTTGAGATTGCATCTACGAACCGATTTTACTCAAAAATGTACGCAGAGTTGTACTCAGACTTGTCATCTAAATATGAGATTTTGATGGAGACGTTTGAAACTAACTTCCGGACGTTTACTGACCTGTTCAATGTAATTGAATATGTTGATCCGGCGACCAATTACGATAGGTTCTGTGAAATTAACAAAACCAACGAAAAGCGAAAGTCGTTGGCGAGTTTCTATCTCAATCTAATGGCTAATGGCGTCATTCCCAAGATACAAATCATAAATATTATTAGAAATCTACTTGCGCAGATCTACGTAAATATTGCTATTGAAGATAAGA